GGGGGGGATACAGAAAAAGCTGTCAAGTATGCGGATATGGCGATTACCGATATGTCTGATAATGCTAATAAGATGGGCACGGATATGGAATCCATTCAAAATGCCTACCAGGGTTTTGCGAAGCAGAACTATACCATGCTTGACAACCTTAAACTTGGTTATGGTGGTACAAAAAGCGAGATGGAGCGTCTTTTAGCGGATGCACAAGCTATTTCAGGTATTGAGTATGATGTTTCTTCCTATGCAGATGTGGTGTCTGCAATCCATGTCATTCAAGAAAGCATGGGCATTGCAGGTACGACTGCTCTAGAAGCTGAAGATACGATTTCTGGCTCCATTAACTCTCTTCAAGCTGCTTTGCAAAATCTCTTAGTTGGTTTTGGAAATGCCGATGCTGATATGGCACAGCTTAGCAAAAACATGGTGGACGCCTTTCAATCGGTGGTAAAAAACATTACACCGGTCATTGAAAATATCGTAAAAGCTCTGCCCACAGCCATTGAAGCCTTGCTTGATGCAATTTCTGATTTGCTACCAACACTGCTTGTCACAGTGACGGATTTATTTACACAAGTTCTGAATGCCCTAATGAGCCTTCTCCCCACCCTTATACCGGTAGCGGTCGATTCCATCCTTACGATTGTCGATGCCTTGATTGAAAACCTGCCACTCTTGATTGATGCAGCAGTTCAGTTAATCGCAGCCTTAGTGGACGGTCTTGGTCAGGCACTGCCCGAGCTCATCCCAGCTGCTGTCAATGCCATTACGACTATCGTGCAAGGACTGGTGGATAATCTGCCCATGCTCCTTGATGTGGCACTACAGTTAATACTAGGATTGGCACAAGGACTTCTTGAGGCAATCCCACAACTTGTTGAGGCACTTCCTTCAATCATTATGGCAATCGTGGAGTTTATCATCAGTGCGATCCCTCAGATTATTGAAGCTGGTATTCAACTTTTAACATCACTTATTGCAGCCTTACCGGAGATTATCACAGCAATTGTTGAGGCGATTCCACAAATAGTTGATGGGATATTAAATGGGATTTTAAGTTCCATCCCACAACTGATACAAGCAGGGGTCGATTTACTGGTAGCACTGATTCAAAATCTACCAACGATCATCACCACGATTGTGTCTGCGATACCTCAAATCATTTCAAGTATCGTAAATGCCTTAATGGGAAACATCGACAAGATCATTATGGCAGGGGTTCAGCTATTTGTAGCCCTGATTCAGAACTTACCGACCATTATTGTAGAGATAGTGAAAGCCGTCCCTCAGATTATTGGTGGCCTTGTAAGAGCCTTTACAAACTCTATGGGTTCAATCGTGTCGGTTGGCGGCAATATTGTAAAAGGTTTATGGCAGGGCATTCAATCCCTTGCTTCTTGGCTATGGAATAAGGTCAGTGGTTGGATAGGTGGCATTTGGAATGGTATCAAGGATTTCTTTGGTATCAAATCGCCATCGAAACAGATGGGTTGGGTTGGTGAGATGCTCGTAAAAGGTCTTGCAGGGTCCATCCAAGATAATGGCGATGAGGCTGTAAAAGCAGCTGAAATGATGAGTGAAGACATTAATGATGTAATGACGAATCTTGCTAGTGATATGGGCACATCTTTACCAACAGACTTTTCAGTGGATACTTCAGTCGGTGGTGTGATTTCAAATGCTGCGACCTCTTCCCTTGGCGGTATCAGTGGTTCGCTAGTTACCGTACAGCAGATGAATGTACGAAGTGAAGATGATATCAGAAGGGTATCTCAGGAGCTCTATAACTTGATTCAGACAGGCTCTCGTGCTCAGGGCCGATTTTCAACAACATAAGGAGGTGTGCCTATGGGTTTTTCATATAATGATATTTCTTCAAAGAGTATGGGTCTAAAAGCTAGGCTCACTTCCTGGCAGGTCTGCGGAGGCATGCGTAATTTTACAACCACTGTACCGGGCAAGTATGGTGTCACAGACTTTGGAGCCGATTTTGACTATCGTGAAATCAATGTGTCTTGCAATATCTATCCAAAGAATAGTTTTTCATCACTTGTAAACACCCTTGATGATATTGCTACTTGGCTAGATCCTATGCAAGGGTTAAAACAGCTTATCTTTGATGATGTACCTGACCGATATTTTATGGCAAGACTGAACGATAAAGTTGACTGCGAAAGACTTCTTCGCTCTGCAGGAAGTTTCAACTTGAAGTTTTTCTGTCCCGATCCCTTTGCTTATGCGATTACGGATGAAGTCTATTCGATAGAAAGTGAAGGCAACCATACGGTTACGAGGCAGACCGGCAATGTAGAATCCAATCCAATCTATCGCTTAAAGGCAGTCATCACTTCAAGTTCAAATAATTACATTTCTATATTAACGAATGATTTAGAAATAAGAATCGTAAATGCAATGCTTTCTTCAGGAGAAGTTCTTGTGCTGGATACAGAAAAGATGACAGCCTATGTGGAAGATGAAAACGGAGTAACCTTAAGAAATGCGCTGCCTTACCTTGAAGAGATAGAATTCCCAAAACTGAGTGTAGGGTCTAATGCCATTACCATAACAAGCAATAATGCTGTCTTTATAGAACTTGAAATAAAGGCTCGCAGCCGATGGAGGTGATATTGTGGCACTTAAAACAATCTTAAATAAACAAACAGATTTTACGGGTGAGTTTCCAGTTGAGTATGCTAAATCCGGTCTTTGGCGGTTTAATGATTTATCTGTCGATGAAAACAACTGTCTTTTAGACTCTTCTGGATTAGATAGAAAAATACAGATTGTAAACTATGAAGGAACAACGGCAAGACTTCAAAGTGGCCAAAAAGGTGGACAAATCCGTATTAATATCAATAATCCTTCAATAGAAAGGACTTACCTTAAGGTGACCAATGATGGTACGTTCTTCTCTGAAATGGGAGAACGAATTATCATTGGCGGTTGGATGATTCCTACTACCTACTCTGTAGGAAATACTTATTGTCCCATATTCAACACCCGTTATGGTCCTGGCCAGCCTATTTTTTATTTTTCCCTTTTTGCAGGCCGGCCAAGAATCATGTTGTACAACTCGAGCGGATCTTTGATACTAGACCAAACTACGACACCACCTTTTTCCCTGATCAATGGCGGTGTGTATTTTATTTGCGTGGTGATAGAGCCAAGTAATAAAAATGCAAATATCGTACTTGGTGATTGGAATAGTGGGGTAAGCTGGGTATCACCGACCTACTCCTTTACGGGTACGCTAAACCCTTCCTGCACTGCTGACATCATTATGGGGATGCAAGCAGATGCTTATTGGTATGCAGGACGATTTGATGATTGGTTTTTTGATATGGATTCTAATCTCAAAACAGGCGATTTGATTGATTATTTTAATTCATCCTTATGTGCCAATGGTGGTGATACAAGTGCAAATGTTGATGCGATTACAGAGTCTGGCATAGTTACGTTAAGGGCAGCGATTGGTGTCTATCCCACGGAGGGAACTCTCTATACAGCTCCAGCATCTTGTAACCTATCTGGTACTGGTAGAGTATCGGTGACCAGTGAATATATTTCAGGGGTTACAGCAGTTAGTGTGATAGAAACTTCTACAAGTGATGACCTTGTTATCTGGAGTGACTGGATTGCCATTGCAGCAGACGGAAAACTTGAGTCTCCTAATAAGGAATTCATTCGTTTTAGAATTACGCTTACTACCACGGATACGAGTAAAACCCCCCGGATCATCGATATTAGGCTCTATGACATTCCAAAACCCCCTTATGAGAAGATTGGCTTTGCAAGACCGGTAGTCCTTGATCGAAACGGGGGTTGGGAGGCTATTCTAGAAAACGCCTATAACATAGTTGTTACGAGTGAAATCAATGGAGAGGATACGCTTTCCTTTATGATTCCCTATCGTGATCCAAAGAGGATGTTTATCGATAGCGAAAAGAAAATTCAGATTGTTGACGACATCTATAAAGTCAGAACCATGACGGATACCAAAGACAGCGAAGGCAATCTTGCAACGGAAGTTTATGCAGAGGCAGAGTTTTACGATTTAACATTCTCTGTGCGAAAAGAAGAACATAAATTTGAGGCGGAAACCGCTGAGGTTGCAATGGCTTATGCACTAGAAGGTACGGAGTGGGGTGTGGGCACAGTAAATGTGAGAACCAAGAGAACTTGGACAAGTACAGAAAAGAATGCCTTATCCATACTTCGTAGTGTGGCTGACTTACATGGTGGTGACCTTGTCTTTGATTGCCCTAATCGACTGGTGCATCTTCTAACCGTCAACGGCATAGATAGTGGGGCCTTGTTTGCCTATAAGAAAAATATGAAAAGCATTAAAAGAGTGGTTGATACCAGAAGCCTCGTTACAAGGCTTTATGCCGTTGGTAGTGATGGATTAACCTTTGCAGATATTAATAATGGAAAACCTTATGTTGAGGATTTCACCTATTCTTCAGATATTCGCATCTCAACGCTTGACTGCTCCTCCTTTACGAACCCTTATCAAATGAAGGAGTATACCGAGATGCGACTTGCTCAGTATGCCAAACCAAATATCTCTTATGTACTAAATGCAATGGATTTATCGGTATTAACAGGTTATGAGCATGAAGCATGGTCGCTTGGTGATTATGTTCATGTAGAGGATAAAGATTTAGGATTGTCGGTGACGACTCGTGTCATTCGAAGAGAATATAACTTGCAGGAGCCTTGGAATACGGTGCTAGAACTATCCACAACGCTTAAAAACTTAGGCAGTTCTGCAAGCCAGTGGGATAACGTGGCGGATTCCCTTGAAGGTACAAGTATGGTTACCAACAATGATATTCGTGAAATGGTGCCTTTTAATCACTTGCGCAATTCTCGTGGCGATGATGCCATGGCCTATTGGGTTAATTCAGGTTTTGAGATAGATGGTGATAACGGTGTCAGTGGTACGGCATCGTTTAAGGCAACAGGTGTGGCAAATATGACAAAGAGTATGGCACAGACTATCTATCCGGCTAATCGATCTAGTTACACTCTCTCAGCACAAATAGCATCTGAAAACCTTGAAAAACTCGGTAGCGATTCACAAGTTGGTATCGAAGTAGTGATTGAATATGAAGACGGTACAACGGAAACAAGATTTATTGATTTGTACTAAGGAGGTGGATTCGTGGCTTATTTTTCAAAAACATCAGAAAAGATTATTCCAAATGGATACGCTTCTAAAGTAAAAGCAATCACCATTCGTGTCTGTGTCACCAATTGCGCAGGCACTTTTTATATTACAGATCTCTTTTTACAGGCGGGTTTGGTGTCGACAGGATGGGTAGGTCATCCCTGTGAAATAAGGTGGACTTTAGATGGCTAATGCAAGATTTATACGATTAGCGGAAGTAATTAATAAAAAACAGGATAAGCGTGTTATGAGTGTAACCATCAAACCTACCATCTTTGATTGCACAGGCACGATTTGGTTTACCGATATTCAATTACAAGAAGGTCCTGTTTTAAATGGCTATGTACTTCATACAGATAGCAGGTTACAACACTTAAGAGTAGACGGTAATATCAAGGCTCCTGTTTGGTTCAATGGAGTGGTTCGTTCAGAGGAAACAATCATTCTCTTTAATCTTGGTGAAACCTCAACAGGGTTAGATATCCACATTTATCCTAAGTCCACAATGGCGGCTGGATCAGTGAAACTGTGTCAGGGAGTGGCAGCACAGAAGGCATCGTTTCCAGGAGTGATTGGTAAGGATGCAGATTTGGCTCTACTTGCATCTACAAGAGAGTGTACGAAGGATGGGGTTAGTGAGCCAAAAGAGGGATTTTATCAATATAGTACTGCATGGGATTCAAAACATAAAGTCACCTTGGAGACAGGTAAATCTGCAAGGGTACTATTCTCGATGCAGGAAATGCAAGAAGGAGGTGAGCCATTCTAATGGATAAATTAAAAGGCAAGAAAATTATGGTGTGGACATTTATGGGTAATGCAAGAATGTATGAGGCCTTACAAAAGTATGGTGACAGAATTGATACGATTGGTCTGTTTTCCTTTAAGGTTCGTGCCACCGGAGAAATCTATGAAACGGGAGTCACCATTAGCAGTATGCTGACTTATATTCAGCGTTACCCTCATATCAAATGGCTACTAACCATCGCCAACGATGGAGCAAACAGTATTTTCAGAGCACTAAGAGACAATACAAATGGGGCGCAGGATATGTTCTTATCAGAAATTATTCGCATTATGAAGAAGTATCCTTGGTGTGATGGTATTGATATTGACCTTGAAAAAGGCGATGACTATTCCACTCATGCAGCATCAACAGCAATGTTTCGTAATATCTACAACACTATCAAAGGCTATGATTCTAACAAGCTTGTGAACATCTGCCTTCCAGGAATGACGAGTGTCAACGGTTCAGTCGGCGGGGAAAACTGGTGTGTTTATGGTGACCTCTCCCCTTATTGTGATACGGCTTCTATCATGAGTTATGGTATGGCTTGGGCGGGATCTGCTCCTGGTCCTGTTTCTCCTAGAAGTTGGCTTGAGGGTATTTATGATTATGCCGTTACAGTGATGAATTCAGATAAAATTTTCCTTGGGATGCCAGCTTACGGCTGGAACTGGCAAATCTATGATACCCCAGAGAACTTAGGAAAGGCCTATCGGGGAACATCTCATACCTACTATGCTGCAAAATACTGGATGACAGGAGTCTATAATTTCACAGACGATGCTCCTCCTCAACCTTTTATTCCAATCGTAGCTTACTGGGATGATGATAATAAAGTGCCTTGGGCATTGCCTCATGTGTACGACTATATGGAAGGAAAAGATGCCACGAGCTATAGCTATCCACTCTTGTCAGAAACCTATAATGGTAGACAATATCTGACGGCTTATGGCAAACAACAGAAGACAGAGTTCGGTACAACCTTTATTGATCACGATGCTATGCCGGATAGTTACTCCGGTGTTGTTTCCGTTTCTAATAGCGTAACCACCCTGGGAGATGAGGGCGAGGCGACGTATCACTTCACGATTGCACAAGCAGGAACTTATGATGTGGCAGTGAAGCTTGGCTATCCTTTTTGGGATAAAAACAGCATTCACATCTCCCTTGATGGAAGTGGTGAGCATTTCTCTGAGAACAGGTTATGGTGGCCCTATTGGAGAACAACGTTCTGGACGGTGCTTAAAAAGGGTGTCAATCTTTCAGCAGGGATGCACACAATTACCATTTCAGTGGGTGTAAAGGGTGTGCAGTTTTATGGCTTTAGGGTTTGCTCTTCATTTTCAGAAGCACCTACTGTTGGTGAAGCAGAATATACCCTTGCTCCTAGACATTTCAAAGATGTAAATGGTGATATGGTAGGGCCTGCAACTGGTTTTAAGTTGACGCTTGAGATGCTTAGAAGAAAAGCAGATTCTGCACTGGTGTGGTATGAGGATTTTAGAGATAATCCACCTCTTCCCCAAAGCTACTGGACAACATTATCGGGTGAATGGAGTGTGTGGCAGGATACAAGTAGTCTTAGCAATAGACCCTATTCCCAACTTGAAGGCAAAGGACAGTTAGCTTGGAACTATGGTGATTTTTCAGATATTCATTTAAGGGCACAACTCATCTTCCCTGAAAACTTTAGTGGTAAGGCAGGTATTTTTATTGGAACAATCTATTGTTGCTTTAATTATGATGCGCAGCGTATTGAGCTTTATGAAGGTTCTACTCTAAAAGGTAGTTATGCCACCAGCTTTTCAAAAACATCGGCCGCAAACATTCGATCGAATCCAAGCTTTTACACTCTAGAAATTCGAAAGCGTGGCAATCAA